AGGTTGGCAAGGGAACCACAAGGGTTCCACAGTTCACAGTGTCGGGTTGGGTTGCAAGGCCAGCAGGGTTGGATGCCGATCCCCATGAGGGTGACTTCATCAAGAGTGTGGCATCCGCCCCTGCACCAGCCGCTAAAGCGGCTCCCGCAAAGCCAAGCGTTAACTTGGATGATGATGAGATGTTTGCCTAATTGCCACTAGAAGGGCTTTACCAGAGTCGATAAAAAGACTCTGGTTTTTTTGTCTCTTAAAAGAATGGAGCGAATATGACTGATAGTGAACTAATCGATTTGGCTGCAAAAGGGGCGCGAATCAACGTTAAAAAAGACCTCAGTGGTGTTTGGCGTAATTGCACTCGAATGCCCCCAGGATTTTGCATCTTTGATGCAGAGCCTTGGAACCCCCTTGAAGATGATGGCGATGCACTGCGTTTAGCGGTGAAGTTGGAGATGAAAATCAACATTAGTCAAGGCAATGTGCAGGTGCGGTACAAAGAAGATGCACCTCTGGTTTTCGTGAGAACGGGCATTGACAAGAATGAAGCCACTCGCCTAGCAATCACCCGCGCAGCCGCTGAAATTGCAAGGGTTCCCATGACTGAAGCACAATTTGAGGCAGCAATGAGAACACATCAACTTGAAATTGAATACTCTGATTACATTTGCGAAAGATATACAGTTGATTTTGAAGAAGGTTTCGGTCTTTTTAAATTGAAGGACAGCGGTGATTTTTATCAGGGCTTCAAAGAAAAGATGACAGGAAGCCAACATGAATAAGATTGAATAACTCATGCAAGCAGAACAAATAGCCCAAGCGTTAGGCAACGCCAAAAGAGTCAACGGGCAATGGGTTGCCTCATGCCCTGTACCCTCGCATGGGCAGGGGAAAGGGGACAGGAATCCCTCCCTTTCAATCTCTGATGCGGATACTGATGCTATGGTACTCTTTAAGTGTCATGGCGGGTGTGATCAAGATTCAGTCTTCAGGGCCGTGAAAGACATGGGATTACTCCCAGAACTACCCCCCAGAACCCACCCATTAGATAACCTCAAGCCTTTCACTCCTGTGGTGTCTGCCTTACCACCCACCAACCCAAGTAACTTGGAGCATGAGTGGAATTACACAGATGAGGATGGCGTTACTCTCTTTATCAAGCAACGATTCAAAACAAACACAGAAAAGGGCAAGGATTACAGGCTTGTGAGAGTCATGCCTGATGGGTCGAGGGTTAACAGGCTTGGGGACGCAAGAATAGTTTGCTACAACTTGCCAGCAGTGATTGCTGCGGTGGAATCTGGCAGGGCTATTTACCTCTGTGAAGGGGAAAAGGCTTGTGATGCTTTGATAGGTTTGGGAGTTGTAGCCACCACAAGTCATGCTGGATCAGGCTCTTGGCCTACAGAACTCACCCAATATTTTGTAAATGCCAATGTGGTGGTGGTTCCAGACAATGACCAACCAGGGTGGAAGTACGCCAAGAAAGTGGTGGAGTGCTTGCTTGATGCACCAGTCAGATCAATCAGGGTTATTGACCTCAACTTACCATTCCCAGGAGATGATGCCCATGAGTTTGTGCAAATGGGCTACGGAAAGATGGAGTTGGCACAACTAGCAAAGGAAGCGCAATCCCTAAAGTCTGTCCATGAAGTGTTTGTCCCGGAACACATCTTGGCTTTGACCGCCACAGAACCAGTTACGCCAGAAATTCTAGAAGTCGCTGAAGTTGGAGTTGAATCTGGCGCCAACCCCACAGACAAACCCAAAAAGACATTCAAGATCGAATCTTGGGATGACATCCAAGACCAGCCCGTTGAGTGGCTTATTGATGGGGTGTTGCCCAAGAAGTCTTTCATAGCCCTGTATGGCCCCCCTGCCAGCTTCAAGTCTTTTGTGGCTTTGGACATGGCTTATTCGGTGGCATCAGGTGTGGAGTGGATGTCAAACCCTGTCAACTCCCCTGGCGCAGTGCTATATATATGCGGAGAAGGGCATGGAGGAATGGGCGCAAGGATCAAGGCTTGCAAGATTTTCAAGGGTAGTCAGGGTGGTGAACCCCTCTTTGTGATCAGACACCAGATCAACCTGAGATCAAACCATGATGACTTCCTAGCCCTGATTGAGGGGATTGACAACCTGCTGACAAGTCATCAATTGTCGTTATCTCTGGTGATTATTGACACTTTGGCTAGATCATTTGGGGGTGGAAACGAGAACTCCAGTGAAGATATGTCATCCTTTATCACCCAATGTGGAAGATTGATGGAGCGTTATGAGACAAGTTTGATGCTCCTGCACCACTCTGGGAAGGACATAAGTAAGGGTCTGCGTGGACATTCTTCACTCCTTGGGGCCGTGGATACAGAGTTGGAACTGGTCAGAGTTGACTCAATGATCAAGTCAGCAGAGATTGCAGGGCAGGGAATCTTGACCATAACCAAGCAAAAGGATGGGGAAGATAACAGAAAAATAGGCTTTGAAGTAGTGCCCGTGGTGCTGAAATCGTCAGGTATTGGGCTTGATGACATCACCAGTTTGGCGGTTCAGTCATCAGATTCTGTGGTCAGGGATCGCCAAGAACAGGCTAAAAGTGGGCGTGGGAGTAAGGCCGGAAAGGGTAAAAATCAGCGTTTAGAGATGCAAAGTCTGAAAATAGCGATGAACTCTAAAGGTTACAGTTCTAGTACGCCAGAGGGCTTCAAGAAGGTGGTGGATTTGGAGTTTTGGCGGCAAGAATTTGCCCTAATGGTGCGTGAAAAGGACACTTCAGAGGATACTTTTAGCAAGGCTTGGCTGCGTTGTAAGAAGAATTTGCAGGAGTCTGGACAGGTTAGAGTGAGGGGAAATGTGGTCTGGATGGTGCGTGATGAAGACAAAAAAGAGGAATTTTAGAATTGTTACAAGTCGGACAAATGGACAAATGAGGACAAATGTCCGTCATTTGTCTGTCTGGAGTAGGACAGACAAATGGACATCTCTATAAGATGTCCATTTGTCCTGTCTCCAGATGGCCTGATGTGTCAGTTATCTGTAAGTATTGTTTTGAAGTGATGAAAGGATTTTGTTTTGAATAAGTCTAAAAGTTTGAAGTTACCTAAAGGGGTGATGCCTAGTTTCCCTGCTGACCCTTTTGATGTTCATGCTGAAAGTTTGCTTGTGGACTTGGAGCGTGTTCGGGGTGAAATGGATGCCAAGTGGGGAAGTGGGAGACTGTATACTTTAGTTGATTCTGGGTTTCGGGAAAAATTGTGGTTGCAGACAGAGAGAATTTGGGCTGCACAGAAATCTAGAGACATTGAAAAGATGGATAAGGCGGTGGCTGGTTTGGTCAAGGGTTACAAGCTGCTGGATGCTTGGGGTTTCGAGCATGGAATCCCTTTGAAGCCAGATGCACCTGGGATTGAGAAAGAGTTGGATGATGGGTCAATCTTGGTTGTGGTCAAAGATGATCAAGATGCCAAGGTTTATGAGAACTTCTACGGGTCACGGGAAAAACACTTGTGGACAATGGCTGAGATCGAAATCCTCCTCCAAGCTCCAGTTCTCCAAGAAGTTATCAAGTACAAAAAACTTTATCGAGGTTCTAAGATGACAATGCTGGACAAGCAACCTGGGAAGTTTCCAGATGGTGGAGCCACAGGCTTTGATGATGTGGTCAACGACATTAGCTTTGAGGGTGATGGTGAGGTGGTGCGGAGGTATTTGGGGCCGGGAAAGGAAGCTGCGAAATGAGGACAGGCAGGAAATGCCACACAGATACAGTTTGGTTTAAGCGCAAGCTGTCTGATCCCGATAGGGAGACTTTACTCTGCGCTGGCTCTGGCGACATCAGCACAGGATTCATGGAAATGCTGATGATTTATCAATTCATCTGGAGTCAGGGATTTAGGCCCGAAATGGACATCTCAAGCATTCGGGTTGACTTGGGTACAGGCAATAAAGAAAACGCCTTGTAGCCCTGTTTTAAGCGGTTCTAGCACTATATCTATCGAGCCAGCATCACTCTTGGCGTTGGTTACTTCTGGATTCAAAGTGTATACACTTCTGTGAACAATCCTGTGTACAGAGTTGTATATGGTAAGGCTACCTTACTAATGCACCATCCGCCCCTCATGCACCCTCAAAACCAGTTTCCTTGTCAAAAATACAAGTGAGCACTTACTTTGTTTAATTTGTAAGTATGCGCTTACTATCAAAAATTAATTCATCGATTTGGCAACTGGTTGGTAATTGCAAGTCCTGATGAATTTTAATTTGTTGGTATTTTTGTTGGTACTTTTTTAATTGGATTAAAAAAAATTCAATAAAATCAAAGGCTTAGTCCATCAATTCGATCCCCTGTACAGAGTTCCCATCAATCAAAATACAAATTTCTTGCAAGTAAATGCTTACTAACATCAAAGTTTGTTAGCACTAACTAACCTTGATAGGGGGGGAGGGGGTCGGTCGGTCGCCAGAGTTTTTGTGTACCCACCGCCCCACCGAAAAAGCGAATTGAGACATAATGACGCATCAAACCCCCTTTCCCGAAAGGAAAAAAAGTGGAAACCACCGATCAAGCGCAAACACAAGAAGAACAACCCACACAAAGAAAAGCTGGCAGACCAAAGGGCGCAAAGAACAAAGCCATGACCATCCAGCGTTATGCTGACAACCCCCCCGCCGTAATAGCCAAGACTGATTACGCAAGGCAAAAGGAGTTGAGGGATTTGCTTCTAAGGAGTGCTGGCAAGGATGTAACGCAGAAGGTGATCCAGATTGCGTTGAATGATGATCACCCAGGCCAGATGGCGGCTATTAAGATGTGCATGGACAGGACGCTGCCTGTGAGTATGTTTGAAAAGGACAGGGGTCAGAGGTCAGCAGTCACTATCAACATCACGGGCATTGGCGTGGACATAGACTCGCCCAAGGTGGTGGAGATGGAGATTGAGGATGTTGAGGTTAAGCCATAATGGGTGCGTCAACACGCATGGGGATTGAATGGTTCAAGCAGTTGCCGACTCTCTTGAGTTCTTGCGCTGCCTCTGGTAATTCCTCCACAGTCTCCAGCCGTGTTGGTACTCCTGTGAAGGCGTTGTGAGCGCTGCCGGACGTATTCCGGCCTAAAGTGTCTAGGCAAGTGCCAACAATCTACAGAGGATGATGGATAAATGGCTGATCTAAACTTCCCCCTCCTGCCTTGGCAGCAAGAAGTGTTTGCTGACAAGACGAGGTTCAAGGTGATTGCCGCAGGGCGGCGGTGCGGGAAGTCTAGGTTAGCGGCTACGACATTGATCATTGAGGCTTTGAAGTGCCCTGCTGGAAGTGCGGTGCTGTATGTGTCGCCCACAATGGGTCAGTCGCGTCAGATCATCTGGGATTTGTTGTTAGAGATCGGGCGGGAGGTGATCTCTGGGAGCCATGTCAATAATCTTGACATCACCATGATCAATGGGGCCAGGATATATGTTCGTGGTGCGGACAGGCCAGACACTCTGCGTGGGGTGTCTTTGACTTACGCAGTTTTGGATGAGGTTGCTGATATTAAGCCAGAGGCTTGGGAGCAGGTGATTCGTGCGAGCTTGAGTGATAAGAAGGGCCGTTGCATGATGATCGGCACTCCCAAGGGGAGAAATTGGTTCTATGATATGTTCAACCTGGGGAAAGAGGGAACTGACCCAGAGTGGAAGTCATGGCACTTCACCACTGAGGACAACCCATTGATAGACCCAACTGAGATTGAGTCTGCCAAGAAGACGCTCAGTTCCTTTGCTTTCAAGCAGGAATACCTAGCATCCTTTGACAACGCAGGTAGTGATGTTTTTAAAGAAGATTGGATCAAATATGGTGTGGAACCTGATTATGGTAGTTACTTCATTGCAATCGACTTGGCAGGATTTGAAGAAGTGGCTAAACAAGCTGCTAACGCGAAAAAAA